CTCTCTTTCATTAGCATCGTACATACAAGGCCAATCAACAATCTTTTTGTCAGAATGGCGTCTGTGTATATTGAATCCTGCGACCCATTCTCCCCTAAAAGTTCTTGGACATTTGATTATTCTTCTCGTCATAGTCTTCCGACCATTCAATACAGCCTGGGTTAGGCTATATTTATCATTGAACATTATCTTCTTCATTGTATCTTTCTTTTATAAGGTTAAGTGAATTAAGAGAGATAGCGGACACGGGGCGAACCCAATTGAGATTGGCCTGAATGAAGTAGTTCCTATTACCATAGTTCCAATCGAGAACAAAATTGCGTTTGTTTTCTTTTCTCGTAGAACACCAATACCAGTTATCTTTCACTGGTTGTTTTCCGCAGATAGCTAAGGCTGTATTCAGCATAACCTTATGTTCATGCCCTAAGACACTCTCTTGTAGTGTCGGAATGTGCCAACTTAATCCACATAAGTCCAATGCTATGACTTTCTCTGCAATTTCGCTTCCGGATGCAGCTAATGCTTTGGTATTGCCTATTCCATCGGTATCCTTCATACCTTCTTCTGCGGTTGGATATATCTTTCCTATTTGCTCTTTCTCCAAACCAAGAAGAATATGGGTTTCATTATCCATATCTTCCGGATAGAAGAATAAAGCATTGCCATCATGGACGATAGCTACACATTGTGCCTGTTCGTTTTCCTCATGCAGTCCCCCAAATTTAGGTTCTACAAAACTCTTGTTGGCGGTAAAGATGAATACACCATTACCTACATTTTCTTTTGTGTAAATTCCTTTGTTCATAATCATATAAGTTTTAATATTTCTCAAAATTTGGGATTTGTAAATAGAACGAATTTCGAGACATGGGAAGCCAACACTTTTGCTCCTCATTGCACGTATTCCAATTATCTTCCCCAAATTCATCATTTAATGCTTCCACTATCTTATAGGCTACATCTTTTACAAAACGAGTATTAAGTATCCTCTTGCCTTTAATAACGATTGTAGGTGTATAGAGTGAAATTTTATACTCCCCACCGTTTTCTATCGACCAGCTACCTTGTGCTACTGTAATGTGCGGATTGGTTTCATTCTTATACTCTTGTACTATACTTAGATAGCCATTAAAATAGTTGGCTATTAGTTCCGACTTATATACTTTTAGCCCCGTTGCTTTTTCTAAAAGTTTTCTAAGCCTATAAGCATCATTTACAACAGGGTCCATTCTCATATAAGTTTTAAAGTTTCTTGTATTCCGGCTTCCAGTGCTTCCTCGTAGCTTTTATAATGCACCAAAGGCCTGTCGGATAATCCCACTAAATCATGGTTCGGTATTGTTAGTATATCATATATCCAATAGTCTCCATACATATAGGATACTTCAACGTGTAGCTTCTTGGTTTCACGCAGCCACTTTTGAGCAACATACAACACTGGACACAAAAATTCAATAGGTTCGTCATCTATTTCCGTACAACACGACATACTTTGCGGAAGGTCATATTTTGTAATAACCTTATTGCAGCCTATTATGTGTTCACACTTCCAATTGAAACCTTTCTCTTTCAGCAGCTTCGCAGTCTCTAATGTCACAAGTTCTTCGGTCATAGTTCACTCCTCCTTATCTATCTTAATATCTGTCACTTTGCCACGATTGATAAAGCCCTCACAACCGATAACGACACAAACAACATTAAACTCATGACACACAGATAGCAGTGAACATCTTTTACAGTTAATTTTATATTGCACCGCTTCATGCAGCACTCCGTCTATTATTATTCCGTTCTTTATTTCCATAGTTATAACGTTAAGGTTATATTGGTTTTTATATGCTCTATGGGGGAAGCAGCTAACGCATATTTTTCCTCTTCTCTGTGTATATAAATAAATATATTATTGGCTTTTAAACCCGTTTCTGCTTCAAGCTTTTCCAAAATATGAGCTATCTCCATTTCGGCTTTCGCTTTCTTGATTTTTGCTTCTTCTATATCCATGGTTATTTCCCTTTCAATTTCTTTATTAGTGCATCGGCTGCTCTCAAGGAACCTATTGCAATATCATCATAAGTTTCACTGTCATCGTTTATTCCTAAAGCAATACAATACCCTTGCATAGCGGATTTTGCCAATTCATAACGCCTTTGCTCCCAATCAATAGTTTCAAAATTATCAAAGAAATCGAGTTCTGACACTTTGAAATACCTACCATTCACTAAGGCAGTCCCAACGTCGAATAAGCCTTCAACCTCTACAATCGTTCCGGTTGCTTTTATTCTTGCTTTCATAACTATTCTTTAGTTTTAATATACCTGTTTTCAATACACCAGCACAGCATCTCGTAGGCTGCATCAATGAGATTTTCTGAATAAAAATAAGATAAAGTACACCCTCTTCCATTATATTCTACATACCACATTCCCTTGTGTGCACTAACTCTGATTGCAAGCCAATAATATTTTTTTATGACAGGCGGCAGCTTATCGAGAATGTCCTGCAAAGTGTAAGTGGGAATTATTTCCCAAAATGCACTATCCCGTTTTTGGTCTATTACATCTTCATATATTTCAAGTTCCCATTTTGCATTTTTATAAGAAAGAGCGTAGCACCAACACATGCTTCCATCGCTTGTGTCCAGCCCAAGCTCCTTCAAATGCTTCATCTGTTCGACTGATAATACTTGTTTTGGTTTCATTTCTCATTCCTTTTTAAACACTCTTGCATAAAGCATTAAATTTGAATTTATCACAGTTTATAGTATCTTTGTTAAATCTGTCAGTACATTTATAATAATGCTTACAGTTGTAACAAACCCTTTCAAATTTTTGCTTTTTCTTTACTTTATGATATTTCATTTTTCACTCCTTTCTCCTTAATCCGTTCCAGTACATCCTTGTTGGCTTCGAGTATCTCATCGAAAGAGGGGATGGGGAACCATGCCAGCACGATACTGTTTCCGTGAATCCACATTCCCTTTTTATCTAAATTGCTATTTCTACAAAACTTTTCTTCTCGAATACATGGTGTGCCATAACACATCACCAAAACAAAAACTTTTTGCCCTTCTTTCGGCAACCGTTCCTTCACGCTTATCCACGGAGATTGCTTTGCCTGCCAGTCTGCACCTTTCTTAAAACCTCTTGTTAGTCCATTGTCATAATCAACCAATGTTTTTACCTTAAAAGGCAATTTATCTAAATTATTAGATTCATAATTGGCAAAATTCATTGCCGCTTCTTCTACTGTCTGTTTCATATTTTTCTCGATTAAATTATTACCATGACATCACGCTTTCTGGCGAATATAGAATCCGTTATATAGTACGTGATGGCTTTCTCTTCCGCATCTCTCAACAATTCGTGTTTAAGAATCTTATAGTAAGAGTTGGTATGCGCTGTATAGACCATGATTTCTCTTACCCGTTTCAAATCGTCTAAAAAGGATTGAGGGTTATGTTCCTTTATTTTCTTTATATTCATTTGTTTTCCTTTCTTTTATTCCGTTCCCGATTGTCTTCCGAAACACACATCTTGCACCATGATGTCTTGATGTGATACGCCTTTCCGTTGCGATAGATTGTCCTGTCATAGAAGCAGGATAGTAAAAGCGGTCTTTTGCAGCGGCTGCACACCTTGCGTTCTACCCGTCCACCATCACCCGGTTCCTCGGTTTCCGTTTCACTATCTCGCACGGGCCGCATTCGGATGCACCGTACTTCCGGCAATAGGCAAGGGAATACTTGTCACATTTGGCGAAAGAGGTGCAATCGGAGCGGGGGACTGTCTGATGGATATTCATGGCTTATGCTGATAATTTATTACGGATTAAACCTATGTTCTTTTTGACAAGTTCAATGATACGCTTATGGTATTCTGTATTCTGATTACATGCACCACGCGATTGCACTACTTCAAGAGTTTTTAGGGACAGTTCTATTGTCTCTATACGTTTTTCCCCGATACGGGCCGAAAGAATAAGGCAATCTTTACGCTTGTAATACTCATTCGTATATACGCAATGGTGCATTGCCTTGCCCTCTTGGTAGAACTGGGTTATACTTTCCAATGGACGGATAGTAATACTTCCGTCCGTAATCTCCAAACCGAAGAACTTCTCCATTCTCTTGTAGAACTGAATGATGTTCTCTCTACATTCCTTTTTACGACGGATTGCTTCCCGTCTTTCCCTATCCCTGCGAAGCTTTGCTTCAATGCTCCTTTTCTTATTCATCAGCAAATCATGCTCGGCCTTTAGGTTCTTAGGACAGACATATTTGGCATTACGTACATCTTTCTTGAAATAGAGCAGCAGGTCGATATAGTCATTCCACATACTGGCATCCTTGATGATGTAATGATTACGGTTACAGATATTGAAAGATGGTTTGTACCGAAGCTGATAATACCCATCTTTAGCCATGTGCTTAAGCATTGCCATCTGCTTTGTTTTCAAACAGAGTTCGGCATCATTGTTACCGGTTAAGAGCGATCGTATAAGCCTCGACGGATTAACATCGGGAAAATTCCGGCCTATACCGCGTTTCTTTAATTCCGGGAGAAGCTCTATCTTGCGATACAACCACCCATGAATAGAGTATACATCTCCATAACTGTAATAACCGCTATCGTATTCGTTCTTTATACTCAAAGGCTCACTATACAACCATCCATTGCCACCCATATTCATAGGCCTGGCGATAATGGTACGTTTGCCATTAACCGTAATCCATTCCTGAACGGTCTCAAAGAAATGGTAATAAAGATTTGATGTCAGATGCTCACGAAAACCGCTTTTGCAAGAATACTTGCAGCACAGGATATGACGTATGACTTGGAAGTTACCAACAACTTGCAGTATGTCCATGTAGATTTCCTCTCTATTCTGGCTTTTCCGACTTACCTTTACGTCCAGTTTGTGGTGACAATAGGGGCATTCGGTCTTATCACCCAAAAGGATAGCACTCAATTCGCTATTATCGGTGTTTATCCATATCTTACCACATTCCGAACACCAAAGTTCATCCTTGCATTTATACGCTGTATGAGAAAACAGATGTTCTTTCGCCCAATTCTTGGGAGAGTCGGAGATTTCACCCAACTTTGCACTCAGCTCGGCAACTTCCTTTTGTAATTTAGTACGCGGTTTCATGGCTTAGAACAGTGACATCTGTTGAACTTCCGTTGCTTCTTTCTTTCCTCGTGACGACTTTTTCTTCAGCAAAACATATTGCTCTTCGGTAAGACGTTTAATCGCTTCCTCACGAGCCCTTTGTATATCTTCTTCGGTCAGCTTCGCCGGTTGGGGTGAAGTGGAAGCTACAGCTCTTGTGCCGGAAGGTAGTTTGTTGACTTTGATGTCGTCCTCGTCGTAATAGTGTACGGCCATACCAAAAACTTCAGTGTCGGACATAGCAACGGCATTTCCGCGCTTCCGGGCCTCACCCATGATGTAGGAACAGCATTCGTCCAGATTTTTGTTTTCTTTTGCGTAGGACTTGGCGAACAGTTCGTCAGTCCTGGCACGTTCATCAAGATAACTCTTGATAGCTTCTTTGAAAGTTTGGTTTTCCATAATTCCCACTGATTAATGAATTATTCATTTGCTCCCGGATAGGCGGTCAAGCCACACCGGGATAGTTAACTGTTAGCTGAAATTAAATTACTTAACCCGAACCTTTCACGGGACTTCTACGCGAGTAGAGGGCGTTTGGTTAATGATAAGCAATAGTGGCTGTGCAGATTACGACACCTGCTTTCCGGAAACAACCTAAACGAAAAGTAACCATTACACCGGAGTTTTTCTATAAACTAACAGCCGCCCCTATCTTCACAGACTGGGAAAACAATCATTTATTTTTGAGATCATTTTCAGAATAGGGAATCACCTTGGTCTTATTTTCTGTCTTGTCAATAATAACCTGCTTTCCTCCTACAGTAATGGTTGTCTTGCAGCCTTCCGGGAGTGTTTGAATGAAATTGCGCACAACGGGAGAGTTAGCGTTTTCACTGATGGAATCAATAGTCCGTTCTTCTGCGCTGTACGGATATACATCCATGATGGCGGTTTCCGCTACCGATGCAATTTGGTAGTCGGCCATTGTGCCTTT